AGTAACACACCTTCAATAACTGCTACTCCTAGTATTTCTATTAGTGCTACTCCATCTATTAGTATAAGTAACACACCTAGTATTACTCCATCTATTAGTATATCTACTACTCCAAGTATAACGCCTAGTATTTCTATTAGTGTTACTCCAAGTATTACAGCTACACCAAGTGAAACACCAAGTATAAGTGTTACACCAACTGTAACTTCTACTCCAACAATGAGTAATACACCTAGTATTACCCCAAGTATTTCTATTAGTAATACACCTAGTATTACTCCAACAAACTCTACAACACCATCTATAAGTGTAAGTAGAACACCATCATTAACACCTACCACTACAGCTACTCCAAGTATTAGTATAAGTAATACTCCAAGTATTACTCCAACAAATTCAACAACACCATCTATTAGTATATCTAACACACCTAGTATTACTGCTACACCTAGTGAAACACCAACACCAAGTGTAACTTCTACAGTCACACCTAGTATAACACCAAGTAACACTGTTACTCCAAGTATTACTCCTTCTATAACTCCAAGTAATACAGTTACTCCAAGTATCACACCTAGTGAAACACCAAGTTTAACACCTTCAATAACACCAACAAATACTGTTACTCCATCAATAACAGCTACAACAACTCCAAGTATTACACCTAGTGGAACACCTTCAATTACTGTATCTGCAACACCATCAGTAACAGTAACACCTTCTACTTCTAATCCATTAGATGGAGAATACTATTACATATCTGATAATTCATATAATACTTGTTATAATCCAACAATACAAATATTAGTTTATGATGCTGATCAGCCACTAGAAATAGGAGAATTTTTATATCAAGTACCAAATGGAACAGATAAATGGACTATAGCTGAAATTCAAACATTAGTAGGAAGTTCATTAGATGCATTCTATTTAACAGGTCCAGGTATAGCATCAGGAAATTATTTAATAGTTAGTGGAAGTCATGGTACAGGAGATGCTATTGTTGTAGGAAGTGGAGTATGTGTATCTATGACTCCAAGTGTAACTGCTACTCCTAGTATAACAGCAACACCTTCAATAACACCAAGTTTAACATCTACACCTAGTACAACACCAAGTATCAGTATTAGTGTTACTCCAAGTATAACTCCAAGTATTAGTTTCACTCCAACAGTAACAGTTACACCAAGTAATACTGCTACACCTTCTGCGACACCAAGTATTAGTATTAGTACTACTCCTAGTGTTACAGCAAGTACTAGCTTTAGTGCGACACCTTCTATCACACCAAGTACTTCTATCAGTAGTACTCCAAGTATTACACCATCAACAAGTATATCTAATACTCCAAGCATAACACCTAGTAACACTGTCACTCCAAGTAACACAGTTACACCAAGTATAACAGCTACTCCAAGTATCACTCCAAGTACTTCTATTAGTAGTACTCCAAGTATAACACCTAGTACTTCAATTAGTAATACTCCTAGCATTACTCCAAGTAACACAGTTACACCAAGCAATACTGTTACCCCAAGTAATACAGCTACACCTAGTGTAACACCAAGTATTTCAATTAGTAGTACTCCAAGTATAACACCTTCAACTAGTATATCTAATACTCCGAGTATAACACCAAGTATAACAGCTACACCAAGTAATACTGTTACTCCAAGTAACACTGCTACTCCAAGTATTACTCCATCAAATACAGTTACACCAAGTAACACTGTTACTCCAAGTAATACAGCTACACCAAGTGTAACACCTAGTATTAGTATTTCTAGAACACCTAGTATTACACCTACTAACACTGCTACGCCTAGTATTACTGCTACACCAAGTATAACTCCATCAATTAGTATTTCTAATACTCCTAGTATTACACCTACTAACACATCTACTCCAAGTACTACTCCATCAATTAGCATCAGTAGAACACCTAGTATTACACCTACTAACACTGCTACGCCTAGTATTACTGCAACACCAAGTAACACAGCTACACCTAGTGTTACACCAACTAATACAGCTACACCAAGTGTAACACCTAGTATTAGTATTTCTAGAACACCTAGTATTACACCAACTAATACAGCTACACCTAGTATAACAGCTACTCCAAGTAACACAGCTACACCTAGTGTTACTCCAAGTAATACTGTTACTCCAAGTATAACTCCTACTAGAACTGCTAGTGTAACTCCAAGTATAACTCCTTCAAATACACCAACACCTAGTATAACACCTACTAGAACTGCTAGTGTGACTCCGTCTATCACACCAACAAGTACCTCTACACCTAGTGTGACACCAAGTGTTACACCAAGTATTACTCCAAGTATAACACCAACTACAACACCTCCTATAGTTTGTTACACATATGAATTATCAGCTGATGATGGCACTTCAAATAGAAATGCTTATGACTTTAGCTATATAGATTGTGGAGGAACATTTAGAGAAGGCTCAGTAGTTAATGGATACCAAAGATATGTTTGTGCTAGAGAAGGTACAGTATTCTTTACTAGTCCATATATAACATTAACACAAGGTTCAACATGTAGTCAAGATCCATCCCCTACACCATCATTCACCCCAACACCAACTAGAACACCTAGTGTTACACCTAGTGTTACACCTAGTGTTACACCTGATCCTACACCATGTCCTAGCTCATCACCAGCAGCTTCAACAGTTACAATACAAATAGCAACTAATATATCATTAGATGTAGAAATATACTTATCTAGTATAACAGTGAATGGTGTTGGAGTGACAAATGTTACAGGAGTAGATCCAAACGTCCCAGGCAATGGTGCAACTGTTGATACAAATCAAATAGGAACATATGATATAGTAGTAGTATATAGTTCTACTATATCAGGACAAAATATATCTTTAGTTGATAGTGACTATAATGTATATTGTAATAACACATTAACTGGATTTAATAGCATGACATTCTCTAATGTTGTAATAAACGGATCTGTAAACCCAGTATTAACAGCTGGTGATGGAACATGTATTTAAATAATATCTAAGTTTGGTGTCCTAAAATCTCTACTATATATTTAACCTAATAATAAAGGTTATGTTTTATATAATAGAGACAAAAGAACAATTAGATTATCTAGGTAAACCAGAACATGATAAGTGTTTTGTTAATATCATCACTACAAATGATAATCGCCATCCATCTCTAACTAAACCATGTTTAGTATATTATAATGATGGAGAAAAAGGTTATATATTACCTATCGACCATAGTGAAGCATTTAAATTAGATTGGGAAACAGTTAAGGAATTTATATCTAACATTAACACAGTTTATGTTTTAGATAAAAAATTCCATTTGTATTTTCTACCAGGACATAATTTAATTGATGTAAATTTTTACAGTTACATAGATGAATCACAATTTGATACTAAAGTACACATTGATTTCAATCGTGAAAAATATTATATACAAGAATTAAGTACACTTATTCCTATCCCTAAACATTATGAGAAATGGGAAAAAATACACAGGAATATAAAAGAAAGAGGATTAATTTCTAAATGGCAAGTAGCTAGTACATTTTTAAATTATAATTTCACTAATGTATTTTATCAAATTGAAAAAAATGGTATAGGCATTGATCCACGTAAATTTAATAAACATTTTGAAGTAACTTGGAAAGATAATTCGATTTACGGGAATACAGTTTTTACTCAATACAATCTATATAATTTAACTTATCGTCCGTCAAACGCCTTTAATAGTGTTAATTTCGCCGCACTTCCTAAGGGTGTACCGCGTGAGTCATTTGAACCAAATAATTACATGTTTGTTGAATTTGATTACAGTGCTTATCATCCCCGCATCATTGGTAAAGCTATAGGGTATGATTTTGAAATTGATCCATATGATGAAGTACCTAAAGAAATAATGTTTCAAAATTTATATGGTGGTATTAGAGACGAATATGCTTGGTTTCCATTTTTCGCTAAATTAAGTGAATGGTTAGAAAGCCAATGGGAAGAATTTAACTCTACAAATAGATTAAAATTACCATGGGGAACTAATATCTATAAAACTAAAATAGAAAATCCAAATAAAAATAAAATATTAAGTTATCTAATCCAGGCATACGAAACATATTATAATACATTAACATTAGATCGTGTGTTAAAATTATTAGATGGTAAAAAAACTAAAATAGTATTATATACATACGATTCAATTCTATTAGATGTGGCTAAGGAGGACGTTAAAACATTATTACCAAAAATTAAACAAGAACTAGAAGCTGATGGTTTTCCAACTCGTATGAGTGTTGGCGAGAATTATGGCGCTTTAATAAAAAAATAACATATTTATGACCTGGAATTTAACAATAGAGGAATTGGCAAACAAGTTATTCGCAACCTTCTCAAAGAAGGAAGACATAGAGCAAACGCTTGAAACTATAACTGGACGTTATAACATCTTATATAATAAGGTTTTCATCTTAGAATCTAAAGATAGTGATGAGTTCATTTGTACTTACAACATCGATCCAGGAAATCTGAGCACAACCTCAGTTTTGCCTAATACTATCTTATTGCATCGCAAAAAAGAGTCAAATACTTTATATACAATTAATGCTTTGAATACTTTAATCAAAACATTGAATAACGGTTATGCTGATCCTAATTACAAAGTAGAATGGAATGATTATAAAAACACCATTTTACTCACTAATGGCCCTGATCTTCGTAAGTTGGAAACAACTATTTACAAGATAGTTAATCTCTAAGTTATAAATGGCCTCCTTCGTAACACACGGGGATATTTATAATAGATGACAGATGTCACTAAAATATATTTAATTACTAATATAGATAATAATCCTAATAAAGTTTATATAGGTAAGACTAAAAACAATTCCCGTGAAAAGGACCATAAATTTAAATTTGGTCCTCAAATTACCTTTGATTATATTGATGAAATACATTCATTAGATCGTAAAGATTGGACGCCATTAGAAATATATTGGATAGAACAATTTAGACAATGGGGATTTATTATAATGAATCCTAACAAAAAAGGTGGAGGCGGTCCTGAATATCATACTGATAGTACTAAACAAAAAATAAGTAAACGTCTTTTAGGTCGCAAATTCTCAGAGTCATCAAAACAAAAAATGACTAAAGCTAATTCTAGACCTAAAACAGCTAAATTTATTAACAAAATAAGAAAACCAGTTCTTCAATTCACTAAACAAGGAGAATTTGTTAAAGAATGGGAATCATCTAAACATGCCGCTGTAAAAATGTATGGTTATTATAATGATAATATAGGAAGGTGTTGTCGTGGAGAATTAAAAATAGCTAGAGGTTTTACATGGAGATGGAAATAAGTTTGGCATCTAAGAATTTTGATGCTATATTTACTATATACAATTTAAACAATAAAAGTTATAACATGGATTTAAATGCAATTAAGCAACGTATGCAATCGTTGCAAAACAAAGGCAAAGGCGGCACCAAGAATGACGACCGTGCTAAAAATTTCTGGATACCACCAGTAGGCAAATCAGTGATTCGTATTGTTCCATCTAAGTTCAACAAATCAAATCCATTCAAAGAAGTAATGTTCCATTATGGTATTG